CGCTTATGGCTGATCAGAGCAAAGAGCAGACGCAGACTGCTGTACAAATTCTGCTGAACGCCGCCTCTCAGGCTCGCCTGACGAGTGCGGAACACGACCAAGTTCGTCAAGCGGGGCAGATTGTTGCCACGGAACTAGGTTTAGTTGAGGGCCAAGCCCCAGAAATCCAGACACCAGAACCAGTTGAGGTGGTGGAGGGGTAATGTTAGGTGAACTTGATGGAGGACATGAAAGTCCTGACCTCGGCTGGGGTCGGGCTGGGAAACTGGATGCTGCAAATTGACGTAATACTGCACGTTGCAATATCCATTGCCACACTGACCTACATCATCCTTCGCATTCGCAAGCTCGTTAAAGAGACTAAATGAAAAAAACTAAATACATACTGTTAGGGGCGTTACTGCTGTTTGCAGCTAATGCCAGAGCCGATGGGCTTTTTGGCGCGAGCCTTAAACCCGATCCAAATGTAACCCTGTTTGGCCAGAAGGTAACGTGGCCGATCCCTAGTCTTTGCTTAGGTGCTAAGGCTGGCGTCATCCCCAACGCTGGGGTTAGCCCAGAGGGGCTGGAGTTTAAAGTGCCGTATTTTGCGGTGAGTCTCCCGTTCCCTTCTCTAACGCTAAAGGTTGGTAAAAACAGCCCTGAGGTTGAGGTTAAAATTGGTTCGGTTGACAAGGCTGAACACAACCCAAAGGAGGGCGAATAAATGCTACGCTCAAAAACCACATGGACAGCCTTGACGGGTGCTTTGGCCGGGATAGCTGGCTACTTCACTGGCGAATTAGAAATGGGGGCTGCGGTTAACGTGGTTATTACCAGCTTGCTGGCCTTGTTTTTAAGGCATGGAATAAAGAAAACAGAAGTGGCTGTTAAAGGGGAATAACCTTTATGGGAATCCTCAGACTAATAGCTTCAATTCTCAAGGCCGTCCCAGTTTTGGGGCGGCTTTTTTTGAGGCTGGCCGACGAACAGAAGGAGAAAAAAGCACAGACTAGATATGAAGAAAAGTTGGATCATATTGACGATGCTGTTGACAAGTATCATCGCGCCGGGGTGCGTGACGGCGACAAGGCTGAACAACGTGGAGAACCTGACGCAGCACCCCCAGTTCCCGACAGCGGCCAGAGAAGCCCCGGTGTGGACAAAAGCGGCCCTAAGAAAAGTAGCGGAACTAGAGTACGAGCTAGAAAGAAAGTGAAGAAAGTGAAGAAAGTGAAATCATACGCACCAGTGAAAAAGAAAAAGGGTGGCAAGAAGAAGTCTATTTAAGGCTCCAAAGATTAAAGTGGGACGGCGGTTAACCCAATTCTTCCGCTTTTCGGATCGTTGGAAATCTCTAGGTCGGCTGACATTTCACCGATCAGTGCGTAGCTGAGGCTGTCAAAGCTATGTTTATTGTCATCGTTAATGACATATTGCCCGACAGATTTGCCTTTTCTAAGGAATTTCATCATATCAATCGTTCGATGACAGTGTGCACTAATGTGTAACCTGTTGAGCATTAGTAAATCCTTTATTAGCTTAACCCTTTGGCGCACCGATCCTGCGAACTTTGGAGCGCCAATCATGTTAATTTTTCCATCGCTGGCTGCGGCTACTACCCTGTGATCGTATGTGTTTCCTGCTGCCCTAAAGCGGTTCATGGCAGACATGTCAGACCAATGAGTCCACCTGACTGGCTTTCCTATGTGGCCCTCTATCTGCTCGATCCGATCCATCGCCTCGCCAGTAAAGTCTTCAAGTGATACATCTGCGTGTAGTACGACGAGCTCGTCAAGCACGGCCCATCGAACACCATTCATCGTCCGAACCTTCTCCATGATGTGGAAGGCGTGGTTTCTGTCACCTAAATCCCAGCCACCAATCAGTTCTGTGCAGTTGTCAGAAGGCAGGATTACTTCCCATTCTTCCTCTATAGGTGAGTCCGTGTTGCCAACCACATGTAATGGTGTCTTAAAAACCTTTCCGAAATGTGAATCGGTACTACTGGCTGTCCACTTACCCAGTACATAACGGTCATATAGCTCAGGGTCTGGCCTAAATGTGGCAATCAAATCCTTCCTGTCGTGTTCGGAAAGATACGGATTATCATGGATCATGGACTCAATGATTTTAAACTGCTCAGCGTATTCGGGGTCTGGGTGATCTTCTTGAAATGGCTCCTCATACCAGAGTTTGTAAATCCAGCTTGTGGTTCCTTCCTCTGCTGGATTTGTATCCCCGATCCACTGATGCCTGTGATAATCCAGCCCGGGCAGTCGAAGCTGGCCCTTGCTGATTGAGAACACGCAGGAGTCCTTGAAGTTTGATAGCTCTGAAAAGAAGATCATACTGAATCGGGTTCCTTTAATCTTCTCCTCGATGTCATGGTCTACATCCAATGAATGAAGCTGAATCTCTGTTTCGCCACCGTGCATATTGGCGACTTTCATAAAGTTCATCTTGGTCACCCCATCTACTTTGGGCTTAACCGTGATCTCAAATCCGTCCAGATTTTCCTCCCACTCAGGAATTATCAGGTCTGTCAGGTCTGACCAAACCCCTGATTTAGCGTTACGAATGGTCTTACAGAATACTCCGACACGCCCCCCTTTGGTTTCCCAGCAATGGCGAACAAGCCTATGTAGGACACCAATTGTCTTACTGGAATACCGAGGCCCAGAAACAAGCAGGTATCTTTTGGAGCAGTTGAATATCTCCAACTGCTTTGGGCTGATTGAGGGATACCATGCGCCACTAGCATCAAGAGGCATATCCGTGTTAATTTAACCGATTGGAGGCATTTATGGCAAATCAGATCACAATAGACCTGACAGACCCTGTTCTCGCTGAGGCTTTAGCTGAATGCGACCCGGGTGAAACACACACGATCACGATGGATATAACCGTCACGGAGAAGACTACTCAGCTTATTGGGACGGTTACTCCAGAATCGGTTGAGAAGTATTCAGAAGAGGAAGAGGTTGTTGAAGAAGCCCCTGCTGCGCCCACTGAAACCCCTGCTGCCGTTGAGGCGGTTATGTAATGCCGAAGCGAAAGCCTGAGGTTACCTACAATACCGATGGCACGGTCAACCTGACCCTGCGCTTTTACAACCTAAGGCCAAAGAAGGGCAGGAACTTTAGGAGTGTAGAATACCATGATGCAGTTTTAAAAAATTCTGATTTAAATGCGTATGTGAAGATTTGGCGCAGGATGCCAAGGGCAAGGATCAGGAAGGTTATGGTAGAATATGCCAAGAATCGCATGATTCAAAACAGTCCAGTTATTATATGATTGATCTGAATGTTTTAAATAGTCGGGGAGTAAACACGGACAAGTTAAAGTCTGTGTTTAATCGTGATGACCACTCTGTCCCTGACAAGGCTGTGCCGCTGCTTGATAGAGTCCGAAACAGGATAGATGACGGGCTTCAATGGTGCATTAAGAACCACAAAATATATCACGCGCTTGATCTGGCTTGGGAGACTCCATTCCGTCAGGTTAGTTCCACCCTTGCATATTCGCTTCTTAATAAAGACTTAGACGAGAAGACCGTCAAGGAGGCGGCCCGGGATTGGGGGCTTACAGGGATGATGGATGAGGTAAGCGACTCCAAAGGAACCACAAAGAATTTAAATTTACCTGTATTTTTTAATGTATTCGTTCCGATAGTTCGCGCTTATGTGACTATCCGTTGGGCTAGAATCTACAACGACAGGAGGCAATACCCTCTGTTTAAGTATGAGATGGCCCAGAACACAACCACGAACAAGCTCCGCAGCGACATCATTACGGATCGAGTCCAGACGATGGCGAACAACTACGGTTATTCTGAAACCTTAAAGCAGGGTATCTTTCACATGCTGCATTACGGTTCCTGCATGATGTTCCCGCAGGAAGAGTGGCATTCAGAGAAGCAGATACTTAGGAACGATGTAGGGGCAGAGGAGGAGAAGTATGTAAGGGAAGGGCTTCGCTACCATCTGCCTCATCCTTCAAGAATCTTTTTCGATCAGGCGCATAGGACAACAACTTTTAACTCTGATAGCGGCTGTGAGTTTGCAGGCTATTGGAGGATCATGCGTTACGGAGATATTCGCAGAAACGATAAGTTTTGGAATGTTGAGAAGATAAGGTATGGCAGGACAACTGACATGCTTGCGAGCGCCAAGACCTACCTTGAGCTTGTCTCTCCGTGCACAATGGAATTTCCCACATCAAGAAATGCCTATGGGATGCTGGACAGGGAAGAGGAGATAGATAGATATTACAATAAATCCGATGATGACAAAGCTGTACTCATTACTGAATACTTTGAAAAGATCATTCCATCTGAGTATGGCCTTGGTGATTATGATCATCCTGTATGGTTTCGTTTTTGTTTGGCTAATGATGATACTATTCTTTATGCCGCTCCACTACCTTATTGCCCAGTTGTCTACTATGCTTACGACCCGCACGAAGGAAGATCAATTAACGCATCATTAAGCCTTGAGATCGTTCCATTTCAAGACCAGATCGGCAACTTGTTATCCCAGTACCTGTTGTCAGTTAAGCAGAACCTAGCCAACATTACCTTTGTTGACTCTGATCAGGTTCCCAAGTCGATGATCGACCAGCTTCAAAACTGGGGGGAGAAAATATTTAGGGGCTTAAACTTTATGCCCTTTAGTTCGCGCCAAAACAAATTCGCTCAGTCTGATGTTAGAGAGGCATTCAATTCAGTTCGGTTCTCCACGCTCGACACCAATGGGATCGTCGGGGCGATGCGGCAAGTCATCGACATGCTGGAGAGGTTACTCGTCATATCCGCACAGGAGGTTGCTCAGGTCGCCAGCCACGAACAGACGGCTGAGGAAGTCCGAACCGTTGCTTCAACAACATCCACAAGGCTTGCTTTCACGGCAACTGGCGTCGATGACGCAATCAGCGCATGGAAGGAACAGCTTTATCGTGGCCTTATGGCTTACGGTGAAGACGAGGTTTATGCGAATATTAACTCCCAGTACACGGTTGACTCCCTTCATTCCCTTGGATTCACCGTTACTGAGAAAGACGAGGATCGTAGCGGCTCTGTCAAGGTACGAGGACAAAAGAGCGCACTTGCTCTTGAAAGCATTGGGTCTTACCGCGATAGCTTGGATCGGGTTTCTGACAACGCAATGGCTGCTGCTCTGACTCAGTTCTATCAGATAGTGGCTAACGACCCAGAGATTAGGCAAAGCGTTGGCACTGACCAGATACTGGATGTGATTAATCGAGTTGGCCAGATGCTCGGGCTTCCAAGAGATTTTAAACTTCAAAAGATAAACGAAGATCAAGGGCCAGAGCAGCAGGCTGAACAAATGGCTGCCGTCGCGGAGGAAATAAAAGGCTCCGTATTGCAGGAGGTTGGTCAGGCGTTAGAGCCTATAGCCCAAAATACTCAACAGAACTCAAGCGCAATAGAACAACTGGTTCAGTTGATTAGTCAGGTTCCACAGCCCCCTGCTGAATCGCAGTATGATAACATTAACCAAGCTCCCAGCGGAGTCCCAGAAGGTACTCCAAATCCAGAACTGGTTGAAGCATAAGGAGTGTTCCGATCTCAAATCCCTTCTATTGGGAGACATAGCTTCTCTACAGGAGAAGGCTTCTCGCGTTTTGATACAAGCAAGCGAAGATGAGCGTAAGATTGCAGACGCTAGGGAAGCTGCATCTGAAGCTGAAGGTTTAGTTAAGTTCGTCTCCATGTTGGATAGAATCCAGTCAGGGGAATATGAATTTCAAAGAGTAAAAATAGGAGTTTCGGAAAAAATACTATGGAAGTAGCAGACCCAGTACAGGAACAGGTTGACATCCAAGCGCCCCCGGGAGTGCAGATGGTCAGCGCCGCAGACTTAGGCAAGCCCATTGTTAAACAAATACAGGAGGAGCCTAGTCAGGAACAACCCGAGCCCAAACAGGAGGAGTCTCCTCCTGAGGAGCCTAAGGAGGAAACCAAAGATGCCGCTTCAAGTTTAATGGAGCGGCTTGGTTACAAAAAGCCCAGTGAGGAGCCGCCTGCTGAGCCTGAGCCTGAGCCTGTTGAGGAAAAGGCCGAAGAGGAGCCAGTCGTTGAGGAAAAACCAAAGCGAAAGAGGGGTAGGCCACGGAAGGATGAGTCTATCACGGCCAACGAGATCAAGGACATCATCAGGGAAACAGCTTCCTCGGTAGCTGCTGCCAATGTTCCTGTGGATACTCCACAACAAGTCACCAGTAATGATGAGATAGAAACGCTTAATAAGGATGACTTGGAGATATTTGCCTCGCTTGAGGAGAAAGACCCCAAATACGCAGGAATCAGGGATAAGTACAAAAATTATCTAGGCTCACTGAGCGGGTACAAAGAGGCATGGGTCAAGGACAACCCCGGTCTTACCTTTAATCCGAACGATGCAGAGCATGAGGACTGGGTTAACAGTAACATGCCTGAGTTTGATGACAGGGATTTCGATGATGCTCGCATTGAAACTAGAGCCAAGCGGCTGATGGCAGATCAGGAAAAGAAATACATGTCCGAACTGGACTCGGTTCGATCTGAAGTGGCAGAGGCCAACATGAAGACCGAGCTACAGGATGGGGCAAATAATTCTATTGCTGAGATTGTTAGCAACATTGATGAGTCCTACTTGAAAATGATTCAAGAAAAGGGTGGTGAAGCTTTGGAAGAGGCCGATCCAATCGCACATCATGTACTCAATGAAACGCTATCTCGTAGCGAGAACATGCTTTATGAGCTTGAGAAGCTATCCCACCCGAGCAGAAAGTTTAGGCTGAATGCTACGAACGAGACACACAAGGATTTGCTCCAGTTTGCTATGGGCAAAGAGAAGGAGATAGCTGCTCTATCTTCATCGGATCAAATGCATGAAGGCAGGCGATTTGCCACCACTGAGCAGTTCGCCAAAATGAGTGATGCCCAGCGCCAAAACCACTGGAGGCTAGAGCCATCACATATCAAGACGATGTATGTGAGCCAAATAAGCCAAGAAGCCAAGAATCGCATACAATCTGAAAGGGACAGATTTGAACAATATATTTCTAAAAAACCTTCTGGGACAAAAAATTCCCAGAGCGGTTCAGTGAAAAATATTATTAACCCCTCTAAGTCTACGAAACCTCAACCTCCAGCAACAAGCGGAGAAGCTGTTTCGTCAACAAGCACTGGCAACCCCGGGAAGAACAATCTCGGTGATCTGCCAACTTTGAAAAAGTTTCTATGGGGATGATACAATCCCAACCTTAACTCTTAACGGAGGAAAATATTATGGCTATTACGGCAAATGTAAACGATGGCGCTCATGCTGGGCATGGGACTGACCAAGCTAACCTGTATCAGGATACGATTGCGGCAAAGGATTCGCAGGGGAATCCCATATCAGCAAAAACTGCTGTTTGGAATTCCTATGCATCCTGCGGAACAATCACGCGATCCAATGTAGGACTGGCTGCACCCGCAGACTTGGATGATATATTTAAGTCGAGTGGTAATTATAGGGACATGACTCACCTGTTAACAACCCAGATGGAGTTGGCAACATGTGGCGCTCGTCAGTATGGAATGTATGACTGGTTAGTTTCTAGTGCTAAAAGCGTTGGAAATTTAGTCAACACCAAGAAGATTCAAGGTTCTGGATTTGAGGTTGATCCTTTTATTCTAGCTGCCCAGAAGGATGTTATTAAAGACAACTACTGGCTGGTTGAAAGGGTTTATACCTTTGAATACAAGACCATGAATGCCACCAGTGGAACCACACTTGTCACTGCTCACGACGATGACAAGTTGATCACCTCTGGGCTGGGTGCAGACGCAAAGAACCACAACATCATTAAGGTGAAGGTTCCCGCAAATGGCAACCAGCCAAACTCGGCTAGTTATTTTGCCACGGGCATGCACTTCCATTACTTCGTTAAGACTTCGACTGGTAGCGCATACCGATTGGAGTTTGAGGTCGTTAAATCTGTTGGCGGCAAGACGGGTTCTGGCGCAACAACATCGACTGCATCTTCTGAATACATCGACATTGAGTGTAAATTCATTGGCGGTTACGGCGGCGGCGCTTCGATCAAGTTGGGCACAACAGGCTCGGCTGCTGCTGGCGACTGGGATGCTGACTTTAAGGTTGGTGGCTCTGTTGCTGAAACCGCATTGTCCCTCTTGGTTTCAAGGGCTAAAGGCGGCGTAGTTGTCGTTGGTTCCAACAACGTGTCTGATTTTGAGAAATGGTGCGAGGCTCGCCCTGCTCTCAATACATTGAAGCACGTTCCGTTTTGGTTCCAGACTTCGCGTTACTCTCTCTGCGTGGATCAATTCTACAAGGAGTGGCTTGAGCGCATGATGAGAAGCAACGCCTACTTCCAGAAGTTTGGTGATGTTCCGCTGGCAGAACGCAACAAGCAGTTGGGTTTACAGTTCCAG